GCGCGGCACATGGAACGGCGTTTCGCCGGTCACCCGCATTGTGCAAAGCAAGCGGATTTATGACCGGAACCGCACAAAGCAGGAAAGCCGTCAAAGTGGAGATCGTTGACAGAATCGTGCAGACCGCACAAAATTCCATAAATCCCACAATAGAAACATCTTTTCAGATTGCTCACTGTTAAGTGCCGTTATTTCAATGGTTTGAGCAGTAGTAAGATGTGGTTGAAAGGGTAGAAATGTAGGTAAGTCATATATTATTCATATATTATTCCTACATCGACATTCCTACACAGAATACACCCTATTTTATTTTTTCGATTTCTTCCTTCAGCCAGTCGAATTCTCGCTGGGTATAGACCTTTTCGGTGATGTCGGATATCTTGTGACCGACCATGTATTTGATTGCATATTCGTCGATACCGGCTTTCTTTGCGGCCGTGACAAAGTGCTTTCTTCCGTCGTGAGGACGATGCTCCGGGTTAAGATTAAGCTCATCGCGGATCATCTCAAAGCCGGCCTTATAGCGTTGATAGCTCATCATCACAGTCTTGCCGCTGCGCTTGTCTTTGCTGTTGAAGAGATATGGGCTGCCGATTTCTTTAGCTTCATTGTAATGTCGCTCCACGAGGTAACGAATTTTTGAGTGGATGGGTACGACGCGGTCTTCACCAGCTTCGGTCTTGATGCCACCTTTGAAAGTGCCATTCTCAAGGTCTACATTGGCAAGCTCAATTAGGCCGAGCTCTTGTGGACGCCATCCAGAATAACACTGAATGAGTATCACATCAACGAAATTCTTATCGTCGACATGCTCCCAGAGCTTTGATATTTCTTCGTCCGTAAAAGGTATGTGCTCTTTCTTGACTTTCTGGATCTCTTTGATCGTTTCGTCAGTCAGCTTGAATGTGCGCGAGTAGTTTCTGTCGACGATCTCATATTCCAGAGCATAGTCAAGCATCAGGTTGAACAAGGACTTGATCTTGTTCTTCATGGATGCGCTGGCGTGTTGCTCTTTCCCTCTGACAGTGGCAACACCCTCGTCCATGCAGCCTTTCACATGGCGGGCACGGACATCCATCACTCGCATATCGTAGACAGCCGAGCAATACTTCCAAGCTGAAGTAACGGCTCGTGAACTGCCATCTGATTTGAGCGTCTTGAAATACTCTTCCGACCACTTGTCGTAAAGCTCTTTGACGGTGATCGCGGCGCCGAGGTCATAAGGGTTCTTGTTATATTCTACGAGCGCTGCATACGCGTCATTATAAGTTGAAAAATATGAGTCAGGCTTGAGCGGTTTGCAAATTGGTTTGCCGTCCTGAGTCTTTCCAACCGTAACCATCGCCCGAAAGGGATTCCGAAGGTTGCGGTTTTTTATTTCGCTGATTTGGCCAAACCCGTTCGGGAGGCGTCTTCGTTTATTGTTTTTGGCTCTCGGTTTTCGCTTTACTGACGGCTTCATTGGATAGCCGCAATGAGGGCAAGCCGGAGCCTTGTCACTTACCTGCAATTCGCATTCAGGGCATTTTACAAGCATTAGTTGCACCCCCATAGTTGATTTGTCCTTTGTAATCATATATTATGGTGTAGGAATTGTCAAGATATTCCTACACTTTATTTTTTGATGGAGCGATGTATATGATTACAAATGATGTATCAACCTGCCCCAAATGCGGCGGCGATTTGAAATACTATGACCGTGTTACTCGGATTGTACGGACGAAAGGAAGAAAGACATGGAAGATCCCCATGCGGCGGCTTCAATGCACTCGCTGCGGTTCCGTTCATAGAGAGCTTCCCGAACTGATATTTCCGTACAAACAGTACGAGGCTGAAGTCATCATCGGTGTTTTGGAGGGCTTCATCACCTGCGAAACCATCGGCTTTGAGGACTATCCCTGCGAAATGACGATGGTCCGATGGCAAGCTCAGGACTGGACCACCGAGGTTGTTTTAACAAAGCGCAGTTGCTAACTTAGAATAGCCGTTGAAAGGAGGTAAACGCCAATGAACGAGCAAGAGTTCCCTCAGGGGTCCGTCCCCGTGGCTGTTGCGGCCCGTGTGTATGGCAAAGATGCTTCATGGGTCCGCGCCGGCATCGTCTCAGGGTGGCTCCCGATTGGCAAAGCCACTCGCAGCGGAAAATTAGTCACCACCATCGAGGAGATGGATTCACGCTATGGCCGTATCAACTTTTACATCTCCCCAAAGCGTCTCTACGAGGAGACAGGATTTTTGTGGAAAGGAGAACGACAATAATGGCAACGGAAATCCGTCCGGAGCTGTCTGAGAAAAATCCATACTGGATCGGCAAGCACCGGTATTACGAACTGAAGCATTTCTGCCTCCAGTATCCGATCTGGAAGAAAGCCTACAATGCTCTGCTTGGCCTGAGCAGCCGTCCGAACGACCTTGATATTTTCGTCAAGAGTGGCCAAGTACGGAGCGATCCAACTGCAAGGTGTGCGGAATCCCGCGTATCCTTTGCCAAACGGATGGAACTGGTCGAGCAAGCTGCCATTGGTACGGACGGTGACCTCTATCCTTATATTTTGCGAGGGGTCACAGAGGGTCTGTCCTACAATGCCTTGAAAATGCAGTATGCCATCCCCTGTTGCCGCGAGGTCTACTACAACTTGTATCGGCGGTTCTTCTGGCTGCTGAGTAAGGAGCGTGATTGAGATGCGGATTGTAAATGTGGCTGTCAGGCAGTGTTACCGCTTCAACTGCCCGAATTGCGGGAGCAAGCTGGAAGCTGACGGTGACGAGCTGGTCGATGTCGGCGGAAAGACCAGTCGGTTCTGGTGTCCTGTATGCCGAGAGGAAAGATACATTCCATGGTCTTCTCTGAGAAAACGGACGATCTACGAGGACAGTTCCGCAGATTAAGCAAACCCCTTTATGGAAAGGATTGAGCCGTTGTCAGCGGCTCTTTCTTTTTTATATTTTCCGGCACGCGGGTAACTGGATCAGATGCTAAATTGGTATCTGGAAAATTGCCCGGGGTAAAAATCTGAAAAATCATTTTGGAGGTATGACATGGAACTCATCATTGGCATTGTTGTCGGCATTATCATCGGGCTTGTAGTCGGAACGCTTATATTTCGGCGAAGGTACATTCCCGTCGGCGATCTTCGGATCGACCGTTCTGACCCGACGAGCGAACCATTTCTGTTTCTCGAATTGGGCACAGATGTGCGAACTATTTCTGGCATGAAAACCGTCACACTCAATGTTCGCAACGAGAATTTCCTCCCGCACGAATAACACCCCCTATTATGGAGCCAACTTATTGAAAGGAGAAATGCAATATGGCAGAAATCAAGAAATTGCTGGATTATGCAATCGAAACCGAGATCAAAAATCTCAACTCGGCATCTAACAAAGACGAGAAATCGGAGGTCATCAAGAACCTTGCAGCACTGCACAAGCTCCGTATCGAAGAGATCAAAACGGAAACTGAAATCGAGGAAAAGTCGGAGCGTCGGGCCATGGATAAAGCAGCCCATGACGAAGACGCGACACTGAAAGCGTTTCAGCTTGACGAGAATACGCTCGATCGGTACGCGAAGATCGGCATTGCTACGGCGGAACTTGTATTGCCGCTGATGTTCTACGGCGTTTGGATGAGAAGAGGACTGAGATTCGAGGAAACGGGGACATTTACATCCCAGACATTCAAGAATCTGTTCAATCGCTTCAAGCCTACTCGAAAGAGTTGAGCCAACAGGCGTTGAGAGTCGTGTGAAAAACACGCTCTCTTCGCTTTTTTCGTAGATTTTGCAGGGCGCTTTATGGAAAGGAGATACCGAAGAGCTCTTTATATCTCTCGACTTAATACCGGAGGTACTGTATAATAGCAGCTACTTCCAGATTAACAGGAGGTAATGAAAGTGCGCAGAAAAGGTAGAAAGGTTATTAAACCGGCAGGTAGTGAATTGATGGACTACCTGAATAAGGGATACGCCATCTGCAACAAATGCGGGGCGGTGATGGATCGGAGAGAAGATCCTGAAGGCGGATGCGATATTTATGCCTGCCCGTCCTGTGGATGGGAAATTGAGGAATTGGATTATGAGTACGAGAGCGCAGACGAAATGGAACTCGGACTCGATGAAAGAGGCGACGAGTATCTGATCTTCAGGGACGACATGCCGCCCGCAGGTTGTAAAGCTTGCGGTGGTCCCTACGAGGGTGTGACGAAGAGCACAGACCTTGTCGTTACGGTGCAGGGCAAGACCATTGCCATTCCGACGCAGACGAACATCCCGACCTACAACGGTTCGGACAAGACGCCGAGCTGGAACGGCTACGATCCACTCAAAATGGAGATTTCCGGCGTGACGAGCGCTTCTGACGCAGGCAGTTACACGGCGATCTTCAAGCTGTCCTACGGCTATCTGTTCCCGGACGGCACGGATGAGGCCCGCGTAAAGTGGACGATCGACCGCGCTGTCATCTCGGCTTTGCCGACGCAGACAGGAACGCTTGTTGCCAACGGCACGAGCAAGACACCGAGCTGGAACGGCTATGACACCAACAAGATGACCATTGGCGGCGATACCTCCGGTACGGCTGCCGGTGAGTACACGGCGACCTTTACTCCGACTTCCAACTACAAGTGGTCCGACGGCAGCACAGGCGCCAAGGAAGTGAAGTGGACGATCATCTCGGTTCTCGTTTCCATTCCTTCGCAGAGCGGTACGCTGACCTACAACGGCAGCGCCCAGACGCCGAAGTGGCAGAATTTCGACAATGAGAACTCCTCTGTGAACGTATCTGCCAAGACGAATGCCGGCGATTACACGGCGACCTTTACCTTGAAGAAGGGTATGTGGACGGACGGTACGACCGCGGCAAAGACCATTAAGTGGACCATCGGCAGAGCCACCATCGCGGCGGTTCCCGCCCAGAGCGGCACGCTGACTTATGACGGCAACCCGAAGACTCCTTCGTGGAACACCGCCTATGATTCGGCAAAGATGACCGTTTCCGTGACGGCCGCTGCCAACGCAGGCACTTACAGCGCCACCTTTACGCCGACTTCCAACTACAAGTGGTCTGACGGCAGCACCGGAGGCAAAACGGCCTCGTGGACGATCGGCAAGGCCGCGAACAGCGTGACCAACTCGCCGAGTTCCATCGTGCTGAAGAGCAGTGCCAAGACCGCCACCTTTACGGTGAGCCGCAAGGGCAACGGTACGATCACAGCCACCTCGAACAACACGAGCGTCGCGAAGATCAAATCCATCAATCAAAGCACCGGCGTTGTGACTGTGGAAAGCGTGAACGACACGACCGGCACGGCCAAAATCACAGTCAAGGTCGCCGAGGGCACGAACTACAAGGCGGCTTCCGACACGACGGTCAATGTGACGGCCACTTTCGTCACGATCTACGGCGTTGAGTGGGATTGGACAAGCGGCGGCTCCACCAGAGGCAAGCGCACGGACGCGGCGGCCGGCTTTGCTGAACCGAACCCCGCAGTAAACAACGGCGGAGGTTCTTCTCCATTCGACAACCTGATGCCGTGGTCCGGCATGGTGAAGGAGACCCGCAGCGGCGGCGTTGAAGTCAAAGAGCCGAAGTATTGGTTCAAGTGGACAAAGACCGGAAAGAAGCTGAAGCTCCAGATCGCGGACGGTTATGTGGAGGGTTTCTCTGTTGACCCTGTGAACCGGGATCGCGGAGACGGCCTTGGCGAGCTGGACTACTCCTACATCGGCCGTTATCACTGCGCCAGCGGTTATAAGTCAACCACGGGCGCCGCTCAGCAGGTAAACATCACGAGAAGCCAGGCGAGAACCGGCATCCATAACCTCGGTGCTAACTTCTGGCAGATGGATTTCGCTCAGTTCTGGTATGTGAACATGCTGTTCCTTGTGGAGTTTGCCGACTGGAACGGCGAGCGCATCGGCAGAGGCTGCTCTACGAGCAATTCCAAGATGAACAACGGTCAGACCGATGCGATGGGTTATCACACCGGTACGACCGCGGCAAGCCGCGACAGCTACGGCTTTACGCAGTATCGCAATATCGAAGGCTGGTGGGACAATGTTTATGACTGGATGGACGGCTGCTATTACAACAATAACGGCCTGAATGTCATCAGCAATCCCAACAACTTCAGCGACAGCGCGAATGGCACGCTGGTCGGCACGCCCTCTTCGGGCTATCCGTCCGACTTCACCATTCCGACAGCAAGCGGTCTTGAATGGGCACTGTTCCCGAGCGCAGTAAACGGCAGTCAAACGACCTATGTCCCGGATAACTGGTACTTCGGCGGTAGTTACCCGTGCCTGGACCATGGCGGTCACTATGGCCGGGGCCAGAATCACGGTCCGTTCTACGTCAACGGCAACAGGGCGTCGGGCTCGGGCGGCAGCATCGGCTGTCGCCTCCAGGAACGCCCGCCAAAGGCGGCGTGACTGTTCCCCTGAAGAGGTAGGGGTGCAGGGGTGAGGGGGCCGCAGCCCCTTCCCCTTGCATTTCACTGATATTTTTAAGAAAACAATAATTTTACATTTGGGGTCAACTGTGCAGCAGACGATGGTCCCGGATAACTGGAACTTCAACGGTAGTAACCCGTGCCTGTACCATGGCGGTAACTATAACCAGAACCAGAATCACGGTCCGTTCTACGTCAACTACAACAGAACGTCGAACTCGAACGACAACATCGGCTGTCGCATCCTTGCTAAGCCACAGGCTAACCCTCCATTTGGTAGTAGGGGTTCCTCACCCTTTCTATATCGCACGGTTGACCGCACAGCACTTGCTGAAGAAAAGCCGACAGGACACAGCTTAGTACACTTCGGGCCAGGTCTCGCCTTGGAACACCCCGCGGCGCTGGAACGGTTGTGAGGCTACAAGGAGGAAAAACATCCCTGATGAAACGAGTTCGAGTTTACAAAGAGATCATATCGGACGAAAACCTTCGTCTGGCAATTCAGGAAGTGAACGCCGGCCATCGGCGAAACGGCAATCACAGCCTGAACAAAAAGGTCATTGAGATCGAAAATAATATGGATGAATATGTGGAGAAGCTCCGAGCATTCATCCAAGGTCTGGTCGACGGAGACGAGCACATGCACCCTCCCCTCAAGCGACGGCGCTGGGACCGCAACGCGGACAGCGGAAAAGGCAAATGGAGAGACATCAACGAGCCGCTTCTGTGGCCGGACCAATATGTTCACCACGCTGTTGTGCAGCCGATGATCCCGCACATTATGCGGAGCATGGACCGGTACTGCATCGCAAGCGTCCCCGGCCGAGGGAACTCCTACGGCGTCAAGGCATTGAAAAAGTGGATGAAGAACGATGTGGAGGGCACGAAGTATTGCTGCGAGTGCGACATCTACCACTGCTTTGAGGAGCTTGACCCGCCGTATGTCATCGAAGCCTTGAAGCGGGTGTTCAAGGACACCGAAACGCTCTGGCTGTGCGACGCCATTATGGAATACGGAGTCCTCATCGGCGCATTCTTCTCCGCATGGTTTCTCCATTTGACACTCCAGCCCTTAGACCTGATGATCCATCAAAAGCAGTATGGCGTATCACACTATCTGCGGCAGATGGACAACTTCACGATCTTCGGCTCCAACAAGCGAAAGCTGAGGAAGCTGCTGGAGGATATCAAGAAGTGGCTTGCCGAGATCGGAATGAAGATCAAAGGTAACTGGCAGATATTCCGCGTCGGGTTTACGCCCAAGATCGAAAGAGCACATCAGGCTTTGCCGAAGAAAAAGCAGCGGCACCGCCGTCCGCGCTTACCATCGGCTCTGGGATACCGATTCGGGCACGGTTACACGATCTTGCGAAAGCACAATCTATTCCGGCTCAAGCAATCGCTTCATCTTTACTACTACCGGCGAGACAGGAACCGAGTCATCTCGTTCAAGAGGGCTTCAGGGCTGATCTCACGGCTCGGACAGCTTCGCAAATGCAATCATCAGCAGGTTTTGGACAGGCACTATCAGCCCAAGACGATGTTTGCACTGAAGAAAGTCGTCCGAAAGGAGTGCATAAGACTTCAGGCATTATATCCGCCATACCAGGCGGCATAAAAAGGAGTGATTTTCATGAAAGTACAGGGAATGGTCAACCCCGGCAGCTTTACTGTGGAAGAGATCCCCGGTACCAAACGAAGTCTTGTCCGTCTCTACCAGAATGTGGAGGCGTGCAAGATCGCTAAGGATGCCGAGGACAAGGAAGGCCTTGACGGGTTCCAGTATGACGAATACTGCGTTGAGGTCGAGAGTTGGCCCGGACTTGCTGCCAGCGTGCGGGAGAACTACGACACCTACCTTGCAAAGGGTAAGGACAATGAGGTCGACCGCAGTAACGATGCGTTGTTCCGCGCTCAGAAAAACACAGACTCCATCGTCCAGGATACGGACGCGATGAGCGTGGATCACGAATACCGACTGACCCTGCTTGAGCTGGGTCTCTCGGAATAATTGAGAAAGGAGGAAAACGACTATGCTGTATCGCACTCTGAAGCGCATGATCGAGCGCGGCCAGACCAACGGCCTTGAGGAAAAGATCGACATTTTCTTCGCAGCCGGCAAGCTGACCGAAAGTGAGTATCAGGAGCTCATCGCCATGCTCAAGGCAGAATGAACGCACCGGAGGATTGAGATGTGACTATTCAAGAGATTTTAGCCGGCGGGGGCGGTCTGCTCCTGATCCTTATGACCCTGGTGCAAATCGCCCCCGTCAAAATCAACCCCTGGTCAGCACTCGCCAAAGCCATTGGCAAGGCGATCAATGCTGACATTTCAAAGCGCCTCGACGAGATCGAGAAAAAGCTGGACTCACATATCAAAACGGATGATCAAGGCCGGGCCGATGACTGGCGGGCGGCGATCCTCCGCTTTAACAATGAGCTGCTTCGTCCGATCCGTCATACGAAGGAAGAATTCGTAGAGGTACTTGGGTATATCGACAAGTACGAGCATTATTGCGAAAAGAACCCTGAGTATCCAAACAGCCGCGCGGAAATTGCCATTGAGAACATTCGAGAGGTGTATAAGGTCCGGCTGAAGAAACGAGACTTCCTTCAGGATGAGGATAAGAAGGAGGTGGCGGCGCTGTGAGCAGGTGGGGCATCGGCCTTTCCGAGAAAATGAAAGCCTGCAAAGAAGCAGAACCGTTCACTGATATTTTGGAGGGGGATGGGGGTGTTCCTGAAAAGGACCCCCCGTCTTCTTCCAAAGCAGGGTTCAAGGTCACCACGATGAAGATTATCGTGTGGGTCTGCATTCTCAACGGACTTGCATGGGTATGGTGCAGCTATATCCTTGCATTGCTCGGACGGGAGCAGATCGCAGAGGCCTTGTCACAGGTCGCGCTCAAGGAGATCATCGGCGTGGTGCTGATCTACGGTCTCAAGGCGCTGTTTGAAAACCTGAGCAAGAACAACTCATGGCCTGACAAGGGAAACTCTACTCCGCCCGAAGACGGAGTGGGATAACAGGAGGAAAAGAATATGGAGAGTGTACTGAACTGGTCTGTCATCATCAGCATCATTGGCGTGCTGGTGGTGCTGACGAACATTGTGGTACAGGTGCTCAAGAAAGTAACCTGGGACAAGCTGCCGACGAATGCTCTGGCGATGATCGTTTCGCTGGTGCTGACGCTCGGCGCTTTCTTTGCATATTGTTCCATCAAGGGGATCGCTGTGGTGTGGTATATGGTGTTTGCCGCAGTAGTTCTCGCATTCATGGTGGCTTATGCGGCAATGTTCGGATTTGACAAGCTGAAAGAAGCACTTGCGCAGATCCATAAGTAGTGATTAGAGGTCGAAAAAGGTGTAGGAGAGCCGGTTATTTCTTGACTACTCCTACACCTGTGGCCTAAAAGTGGCGTGGGGACTGGATTGGATGCTTCTATTATATCTTTTTTGGTTGCACAGCAGCAACCAGCAGTATGAAGCAGCAAGCTCCAAAAACCTTGCCCCAAAAAGCTGAAACCATTGAAAACACTAGAAAAACCGCTGATATCTTAATTGGTGCAGCTTGCCAAAAAGAGGCGCCATCCAAACGGATGGCTTTTCTTTTTGGAATCCGGCTCCCGCAGCGCCCCCTGCCGGTCACGATTTTTTGATCGCTATTCTTCCGAAAGTGTGGTAATTTATTTGTGCTGCGAAAAAGGAGGCGGAACACCATGATCTATGTCATGTCTGATATCCATGGGCAGAAGCGGCGGTTTGATTCCGTCATGAGGCAGATCGGCCTGCGGGCTGAGGACACGCTCTATGTCCTCGGCGACGTGATCGATCGGAATCCGGACGGCATCGGGATCCTCCGCCGGATCATGGCGATGCCAAATGCCAACATGCTTCTGGGCAACCACGAACTGATGATGATGAACGCGCTTTATTACCCTCCCCCGGCGGATGAGGACTGCCCGGGATCCTACTATGAACGCAAACAGGTTCTGTGGTATCGAAACGGAGGCCAGGTCACGCACGACCATCTGAAGCGCATAAAGAAGACTGTTCGGCAGGAGATCTTCGAATATCTGGACAAGCTGCCAGTCAACGCGGAGCTGACGGTAAACGGCAGGCAATACCTCCTGACGCACGCGGCCCCCGCAGACTTGTACGAGGGGTACGGCGGCAAATACAAATGTGCGCGGGATTTCGCTGTCTGGATGCGATTTGAGAAATTTCCGGTTCTGGAGGGCCGGACCGTCATCTTCGGTCACACGCCGACCCACCATTTCCAATCCGACGATCCCATGGCAGTATGGGATGCGCCCGGCTGGATCGGGATCGACTGCGGCTGCATGCTCCCCGAAACAGGCGATCCTCGCTCAGGCCTCCGCGGCCGACTGGCGTGCCTCCGCTTGGATGACATGCGAGTCTTCTATTCCGAGGAACCGCAATGCGGTGATCCTGAAGAAGCGGAAAATCAGCGCAGCGGATGCGCGCGGAAGCATACATAGATGTGTCCTCTTGATACAAACGCCCATCATCCCGCCGGATGGTGGGCGTTCTTTTCGCTCCTCCCCGGTCCGCCTCCCTGATCCTTGTTGCCCTTGTACAACAGTTTACGGAAAATGCGGCGGAATCTTATTGGAATTACCGATTGCGGAACGGGACGAAATCGTGTAGTATATTAGCGTGGTAAATCGGTAATTCAATAAAGCAGCACGTGCAGGAAGCTCACCGGCTTCCCGGCCGCTGCGGACCGTTCCGCTTGCAAGCCGGACAGAAAGGAGAAACCAACATGAAATCTCTCACCAAACGGGCCCTGTGCCTCTGTCTTTCCCTGATCCTCGTATTTGGTCTTGCCGCCTGCAGCGCAGCGGGCGGCAAAAAAGCGGAGCGGCTGTCTCTCGATGCCCGCCCCGACGCGCCCAGCGAGATCCCGGAGGGGCTGGACATCGACTGGAACGCGCGCTACACCTTCGCAGAGCTGGAAGCGCAGCTCTCCCAAATGGCCGAACAGTATCCCGACATCACCGACCTCTATTCCATCGGCACCACCTGGCAGGAGCGTGATCTCTGGTGCCTGGAGATCACCAACGAGGCGATCCCGGCCGAGGAGAAAACAGGGATCGGCGTCTTCGCCAACATCCACGGCGGCGAACGCGAAAGCGCTTCCTCCGCCATGTACACCGCGTGGTGGCTGACGCTCTGCTCGGACGACGCCTATGTCAAGGGTCTGCTCGACGCCTACACGATCTATGTCATCCCGGTCATCAACCCGGACGGCTATGAGCAGTCCTTCGTCATCAATACCCGCCCGAACCTGCGCCCGCAGGACGCAAACGGCAACAACATCCCCTTCAGCGATCCCTACACGGACATCGACGGCGACGGCTTCATCGCCACGCTCTATCGCGGCAAGGCGGACGACACGCCGTCGCGGGACCTCCCCGTCTTCGGCATGGAGAGCCCGGACTGGGATGAAAACGGCGTGCTCGGCGACGATCCGCGCACCAGCGGGATCGACATGAACCGCACCTTCGATTACCAGTGGAACCGGTATGACATCGAGACGAAGGACGGCCAGCAGGTCGGCAATGTGAACTGGACCACCGCCGGCACCGCCCCCGCCACCGAGCCGGAGATCCAGGCGCTGCAGCGGTTTTTGTACACGCACGACATCGACGCCCTCGTCTCGCTGCACACCGGCATCCAGTCCGTCCTCTACCCGTGGTGCTATCGCGCCTACGACGCGGAAAACCCCGACGACGCCGAGATCCCGTTCATGAAACAGACCGCCGCCCAGATGGCGCAGGCCTTCCAGGACTACACCGGCCGCAGATTTTACAGCATGAGTTCCAATGAGGATTACCCCACCGCCGCCGAGCTGATCGACTATGCATACGGCCGCTACAACATCCACGCCTACACGATCGAGGTCTACAGCCCCGGTAAGTCGGAGAACGGCGACATCAGCAGCTGCAAGTGGGAAAACACCATGCCCGAAGCGAAGTGGGTCTTCTACTCCCGCGATGAGATCCGGGACACGCTCGGTCTGGACCCGGACGCCATCACCGACAAGGACGGCGTGGGGCTTGCCGCCGACGAGGGACTCTGGTTCTATACCAGCCCGACCAACCAGATGGTCAGCCGCGCGCCCGAAGAGCAGGACGTCATGGTCCGCGGCTGCCGCGACGCCATCCTGACCATGCTGGAAAGCGAGCCCAGCGGAGCCGGCTATCAGAACCCGGGCTTTTACAAGTAACGCTCCATAGAAACGATAAAAAGAACGCCATCCACCCGGATGGCGTTCTTTTTCTATGCATGCGTTTATCCCATCCCCTGCAGGACGGCTGCGGCGCGGTCGGGGTAGTCGGTGATCAGGGCGTCGGCGCCGACGCTGGCGAGGTAGGCGAGGTCAGCTTCGTCATTCACGGTCCAGTACTGCATGGCAAGGTCATGCGCATGGGCGAAGTTGATGATGGTCGTCGTTCCCAGATTCAGGCCATAGCTCTCTCTTGCGTCGCCGAAGGGCAGCTGGAGCACGTCGTAGGAGCAGGTGAAATCCTTTTTGCCGGTCAGGGCGGCAAAATAGAACTGCACGACCTCCTCCGGGCTGGCGCTGCGGTGGGTGTCGGGGTAGTTGGCCGTGATGTAGGCCGCGACCTCGTCGCGGAAGCTGCCGATGATGACCCGGTCGAGCAATCCCCGCTCTTTCAGCGTCGCGTACAGCTGATCCGCCGCGGCCAGACCGGTCTCGCCGCCGTCCTTGATCTCAATGATGTAGCGGAATTCCCCGGCCGCGGTCA